ACGGCATACGAGATCTAGTACGGTCTCGTGGGCTCGGAGATGTGTATAAGAGACAGGGAGGAGATAGACAACCATGTGCTCCTTGATATGTGGAGATATGTTAATCCTTTCCAGACTAAGTACCAATTCGTTCAACTAGCACAGATGTACTTGAGCCTGGTCGGTGAGGCTTTTATCGTGCTGAATTTCAATAAGCTCGGCGTGCCAGCCGAGATGTGGCTGGCTCCGCCTCAATTTATGCACATCATACCGCACCCTGAAACCTATATATCTCACTACGAGTACCGCCGAGGCATGGGCATATTGAGGCTTGAGGTGCCGGAGGTAATACATATATTCAATCCAAACCCCTACAATCCTTATCGCGGTATGGGGGCAGCTCAGAGTATAGGTGTTGACCTTGATAGCGAGAGATACGCTGCCAGATATACGCAGCGACTATTCTACAATGATGCCACACCAGGAATGATAATAGAATATCCTGAAATACCCGAGAAGTCCGAGCGGGAATTGATACGCAAGGAATGGGACGAGATACACCGGGGCTGGAGAAATGCCCGTAAGACGGGATTCTTATGGGGTGGTGCTAAGGCGAATACTTTAGCTATGACCAATAGAGATATGGACTTCTGGAGACTCCGCAAGATTAACCGTGAGACAATCCTGGGTGCCTACCATATACCTACCAGCATGATGGGTCTGGCGGAGGTCGGGAGCCGAGCCAGGGCAGAGGCAGATGAGTATATCTTTGCCAAATACACGGTGAGGCCAGCACTCACCCGCATTATGGAAGCCCTTAATGAGCAATTGGTTCCATTGTATGATGATAAACTAACATTCGAGTTTGAAGACCCCGTTCCAGAGAACAGGGTTGAGATTGTAGACGAAATAGCCAAGCTGGTGCCTGTTGGTATAATCACCCGAGAGGAAGGCCGGCAGAAGCTCGGCTATGACCCAGAACCAGCTAAGGGCGAGACACTGCTTGAGCCTATGAACCTGTTACCGACTGAGGTCAAATCTATACCTGATATACCCTATGTCAAAGCGTTCAGCGAAGAGCAAAAGGAAGTACGCTGGCGGACCTATATTGTTAAATCCCAAAGGGATGAGGTTGCCTTTAAGAGGTCATTCAAGAAGCTATGGGATGCTCAAGCTAACACGGTAGCGGATAATTATGAGCAGCTAGGTACACTAGACCAGGCTTTTGATACCGATAAGTTCCAGGATGACTTTGATAAGGGGCTATCGCCTGCTATCCAGATGGTATTCGCTGAGGCAATGGAGCAGGCCGTAAGCGGTGATAATGCCAGGTCATTCCACAAGCAGGATGAGATTCCCGATATTCTCAATCAGCAGGCTCTTGAGTGGATAAGGACTCGTTCATTGCGATTAGCCCAGATGGTAAACGGTACCACTAAAGAGGAATTGCGGAAGGTTCTGGCTGAGGGGTTCGCTGAGGGCGAGAGCGTACCACAGCTAAAGAGACGCATTAAAGAATATTATAAGAACGGTTATGAACGGCGAGCCACGATAATTGCCCGTACTGAAGTAATATCAGCCTCCAATGAGGGGGCTTTACAGGGCTACGAGCGGGAAGGCATACAGAAATCAGAGTTTTATCCTGCTCCTGATGCCTGCGATATTTGCTTAGGTTTTGTGGGTGTATATCCAATCAGCGAATCACACGGCATAATAACCGACAGAACACATCCTAACTGCAGGTGCGTATGGCTGCCTGTAGTTGAATAATAGATAATTGAGATGATGTGATGGATTCTATCTTTAAGGCTGAAACGATAAAAAACCTAAGACATATCATTGAGAAGTTGCGAGTGTTTTTTAAGTGTGGAAAATCGCCTACGTTTACCAATTAGTGGGGAACTAAAGAGTCCTTCTCTACGTGCGTGTAAGAATTGTAACCAATGTCCAGTCACTTTTTGGATTAGACGAAAAGCGGTAAAACCTTCTGGATATAAATCGCTTACATTTAAGTCGCTTCTCTCTATTCTACTTCCTTTGATAGGCTCAATGCCAAATTTACTCAAAGGCTTTATAGAATTGCTAATTTCCCTACGGAGATGTGCTTTAAGTTTGGATTCTAACTGGATATCGGGTAACAATTCATGGGATATATCTGCAAGTGCTGTAAATTTAATTTCCATATATAAAGTATAACATAAATTAGCGTTAATTACAAGCCCTCCAGTGAGAGGGCTTTTTTATTACCCGGAATAGGGAGGTAAATCATGGCATTACCAAAGTTACCACCTGACAGTAAACCTATTATTGTTAAACGTAATCCAACTGTAGTTTGGTTCGCAATTTCCTTTGCAATCCTAGTTATTACATTTGGGATATTAACGATAATCGAACATTGGTTAATCGTAGGAGGTTTCTAATGGCAGATATGATTAAGAAACTGGTTAATGTTGAGGTCAAAGAGGTTGGTGAGCGAACCCTTGAAATAGCCGGCTCTACAGAGACCAAAGACCGCATGGGCGACATTATCAGGGTAGATGGCTGGAATATAAAGCAGTTCAAGAAGAACCCTGTATTTATGTGGGCTCATCGGTATGATGAACCCCCGATTGGCCGTGCTAATAAAGTATGGATAGACAAAGAGGGTAAGAAGCTCATGTTCCACATTGAATTTGCACCTCCTGAGACCTATGAGTTCGCTGATACCATCTACAAACTCTATAAGGGCGGATTCCTGCACGCTACATCAGTCGGCTTTATGCCTTTGGATTGGGAAGGTAAGGATGATGAGCACCCCTTCCCTGCATGGGAAGGCAATATCTTCACGAAGCAGGAACTATTGGAGCTATCAGGTGCTCCAGTGCCAGCCAATCCCGATGCCCTCGTTTCTGCCAGAGACCAGGGATTGATAACGGTCAAGGAGTTTGATGCCTTTCACAAGGAAATGGAACTCGTTACCAAGCCCGAAGAGACCGATGACTATATCCGAATACCGGTCAAGGGGGAGGAAGGCAAGCATGATGACCATAAAATCCGCACTATAGATGTTGACAAGGATAAGGGCATCAAGGCTCTGTACTGCGTAGATTGCAAGAAGATAATCACATACCTGTTCAGCAAGGATGAGGGTTGGACTATGGCATCTGCTCAGGATTGGGTGGATGAGCATAGTAAGAGCATAACGTCTCAACTATACCAATTGAATATAGAGATTGCCGAGGCTCTAAAGGATTCGGAGGATGCAGAGGACAATGCTGATGATAAACCAAAAGAAAAGGCGATAAACCAGGAGCAGCTATGTGATGAGCTGGATTACATCTGCAATTGCATAGACCAGGTTGGTTTAAGCCAGGAAGCTCAGGAGATGAGCTTTAATCTGGTGCGTAGAGTTGTGCGGTTAGCGGGAGCCGACATTCCCGATGACATATTGGAAAACATCGAGGCTTTGCTGAAGGCGAAGCAATCCGGTGAAGCAGATGACGAAGAAATCCCGGACATAGCTCACAAACTCGAACCTGAAGATGTGGAGGCTATTGTCGCGGGCACAATTGATTATCTGCGTGGCAAAGTAAATTAGGAGGTTAGTAATAATGCTAACAGACGAAGAACGACAAGAAATAGCCGTGGAAACGGCTAAAGTCCTGAAGGAATCCAACGTGCTTGCTCCTGAAAGCAAGTTCAATCCATCAGCTATAGGTGTTGATGATGACCCCAACCCACCTGCAAATACCGGGGTTACGAGCAACCCGGAGGATGAGCTTATGGCTGACCCCAAAGGCGGATTTGACAGCTTCGCTGAGTTTTGTGCTGCTGTAGCCGGTAAGGGAACCAAGTGGTATGGCGTAAGCCATTTTGAGAAGCTGAACCGACTGGGGAACGCACAGCGAAAGACTGCTGGTCACATGGAAGAGGGCGATATGTCTCAGGGCGGCTATCTGGTGCCAGAAGAGTTCATGGCGACTCTGCTAATGACTACCCTGGAGGCATCAATAGTCAAGCAGAGGTCAACCGCCATTCCAATGGCTACCAACCGCATCGGTATACCTGCTGTAGTAGACTCTGACCACTCGACCAACTACTTCGGTGGAATAATCGTCTACCGGACCGGTGAAGCAGCCCAGAAGACGGCCAAGAAACCCGCCCTCGGCAAGGTCAATCTGACACTTCATAAACTGACCGGCTTGACCTATGCCTCCGATGAGCTCTTGGAGGACTCGCCCATATCCCTGCCGCCCATTCTCAATCAGATGTTCGGCATGAGCATTGGATTTGAGGAGGATGACGATTACCTGATGGGTAGTGGTGCGAACAGGCCACTCGGTGCCTTCAATGCGGCTAATCCATCTCTGATAGCTCAGGCAAAAGAGGCTGGTCAGGCGGCTTCTACAATTCTCTGGGAAAACATCGTGAATATGTGGAGCCGCGTGCACCCATTGAGTATGGGCAAAGCGGTCTGGATAGCCAACAATGAGTGCTTCCCGCAACTGGCATCAATGTCTATGTCTGTCGGTGTGGGTGGAGTTCCCGTATATCTGCCGGCTAATGGGGCATCAGCAAGCCCATTCGGGACGCTTATGGGGCGACCCCTTATCCTGTCCGAGAAGATGCAGGCATTGGGTACACAGGGTGACATTGGGATAGCCGATTTCAGTCAGTATCTTACCGCACAGAAGGCGGGCGGCGGCCTGAAGACCGCAACCTCAATTCATATACGGTTTGACTATGACGAGACGGCCTTCCGGTGGGTACTCCGCTATGACGGTCAGCCGTGGTGGTTATCCGCACTGACACCGAAGCGGGGGAGTGCAACTCTGAGTCCGTTTGTTGTACTTGCGGATAGGTCCTAGACCGGATAAAACAATATAAAGGAGAAGTGAGAAAATGCAGTTATCACAGATAATGAAAGTCATACCGATTATCAAACCTCAAGACATCACTGCTGGCCTCTCAAGCGATGTTGTCAATATGGCGAAGTGGAATCACCTTGCCATTGTACTGATAGCAGGAGCTTGGGCCGGCGGCACCGCAGCTCTAACAGTAGAGGCTTGCGATAACAATACACCAACCACGCATCCTGCAATGGACTTCAACTATCGCATCGCAACGATGGACGAAAGTGCTCTCTCAGATGTTTGGGGTGCTCTTACCTGGTCAACATCGACAGGGATTACCCTGCCCAATACGGCTAATAGGGCAACCATCATCGAGCTGGATGCCGCTGAGGTCGCTGCGAATAAGGTTGCGGGAGTCGCTGCGAATGCCGGCTACCATCGTGTCAGGATAACAATTGCGGCTCCAAGTTCCGCTGATTTTCTTTGTGCCATTGCAATCCTGAGCGAAGGCCGGTATCTCGAGGATTTGCTCAAGACAGCGATTGATTAAGGACATGACCGAAAAGACTAAGCGTAAGAAGAGGAAGGTCAGGGTTAATGCCCTGACCTTCCCAAACAGAGACAAAATGCTAAAATCGCCACCGCTAGGCAAAGCGGTGGAAGGAGGTAAACAGTGAGCGATTATATCGCAGGTAAGGCATTAAGGAAACTTTTACTCGGCAAGAAGGTTGAACGAGCCACCGCCACGTTACCACAAACAACGGCGGCGGCGATATTCACCATTGCCACTGGGCGTGTGTTACTGACTCAGATTATCGGTGAGGTTACGACAGTCATTCAGACTCAGGCCAACAATACCAAACTGACGGCAAACCCGACAGTGGGTACATCAGTGGATATTTGTGCTGTATTGAGTATAACGGCTGATGAGGTCGGCTGTCTGTATGGCATCACGGGTCTGAATACCGATGCCCTGATAGGCATAAATGCGGGTGCTCTGCCGGCTCAGACGAGAGGCGTTGTACTACCGGCGGGAACATTAGACCTTGACTGTGCTGCCAGTAATTCAGGAAGCGTCAAGTGGACACTATTCTACATCCCGATAGATGATGGTGCCTATGTTGAAGCGGCATAAGGTGATGTGACTCACCGCTCTTACAAAGGGCGGGCATCACCTCTTGAGGGGTACAATGAGTAAGCATTGTACCCCTCTACTAAAATATGCGAGGTGATATATGGCAGGAACGAATACGATTACATATAGCGAAACCAGGACTGTCAAAAAGATAACAATGGACTGGTTGTCTGATGCATCCGGGGATGTCAGCGGGACCGATACAAAGGTGCTATCAGGACAGATATTGCGGGTTGTTTTTATACCTGATACCGGTGGAACCAAACCCAGTGCAGCCTATGATGTGACCTGCCTGGATTCAGATGGTCTTGATGTATTTGCTGGCGATGGAGCCAATCTAGCCAACGATGCAAGTAGCCAATTTATCCCTGTTTTTACTAATGGTATTGCCTTTGACGGCAAACTATCACTCGTTGTCGCAAATGCCGGTAATGCCAAAGG